AAAGGCTGCAAAACATCCCCAACAGCAAACCCACCACTATTCCAACTTCCCGAAGTAGGAACCAAATGTCCCGATTGACCAACGTAGATGATTTGACCAAGGTATCCCGAAAAGTCTACCAATCCACTTGTGAATTGAAATACTCCCAGAGTATAGACATTGGCAGCAATACCACTTGCCACATTATCCAGCACAATACCAACCGCAGGCATCTGTCCACTGAGACTAGCCTTAGCAATACGAAGGGTTCCACTTTGGGATAAAGCAACAGCCCTTACTCCCGAAATGATCTCTTCCGTAAGGACAGTCCAAGAGGTTCCAGAAAAGAATGGACCTGCAAACAAAGTCCTGGTTGTGGTGGCTCCACTCCCAAAGTGATAACCAAACAACTGTCCAGAAGCTACTCCTCCACTCACTACCGCATTGTTACCAACATGACCCGAAACAATACTTCCCGAAGCATGATGGAACCTTCCTAGTTGTCCTGATGCAACCGAACCACTAACGACTGCGTTGTCTCCTACATAACCACTTTGCACCGATCCACTGGTGAGGAAAACATTTCCACTTCCCAGATGGAAAGAAGAAACCACTCCACTACTTAAATTGCCACTGTTGACCGCATTATTAGCAATGTGACCACTACCAATCACACCGCTTCCATGATGATAGAAACCAATTTGACCAGAGGAGATATTACCACTCAACACTCCTCCAGAGGAGAAGTGAAAAGTCCCTAGAACACCACTAGCGATGGATCCTGAAACTACTGCATCATTTCCTATTAGACCACTTACCACTGTCCCTGATGAAAGATGAAAACGGAAGATAGATCCAGAAGCATAAGACCCACTAACAACTGCATTGTTACCAACGTGCCCACTTTGAATACTACCCGAAGCAACTAGAACCGTTCCGCTAGCAAAGTGATTAGGACCAATCTGACCCGAAGCAATGTTACCACTAAGAACTCCCCCACTGGCGAAGTGAATATTGAAGATAGTTCCACTGGCAATACTTCCACTTACTACGGAGTTATTGCCAAGCATTCCACTGTTAACGGAGCCAGAAGCAATATGGTTACCACCAATCTGACCAGAGGCAATATCTCCACTGAGAATTGCTCCACTACCGAAGTGAGGATGCCCTATGCTTCCACTAGCATAAGAACCACTCACCACGGATTGATTGGCCATATTGCCAGAGACTACACCACCACTCAAAATCGTTAATGAAGTAAGAATAGTATCATACTCCCAAACACTAGTTCCAAGCACATTTCCTATCCTCAGCTTTAAAAAACGCCGAGATTACTTTTACCAGCCACCGAAGATCCCATCCTGGAAAATAGACCAAATCGTTACGATTAACCATCCAAGAATACACCCCACCATGAAGAACAATCTGTCTATACACTCATCATCCTGCATCATGTCAAGGGGTTCCCCACTTGGATTTCAATTGAGATTCTTGAAGAGAGATCTGAGCCGCATTCAAAACTTGGTTGTAAATAACAATTTCTGCAATATCCCCATTCAGTTCACTATCAAGATTTATGGATTGAGCCTGAGAGAGAGCACTTCCTCCAATAAGTACCTGATTTGCATTCATCGCTGTAGTAGAGGTTGTTCCTGTAGTTTCCACACCGTCTTGACGAAGAGTACAATTTCCCTGTTCAATTTTAGCTGTCCATTGAGTAAAGGTTCCATAGGCAACCGCAGGATCAATCTTGGCTATCTCAGCCCCATTACGATAAGTTCTTACGGCACGGGTGTAAGTCACACGATCCCACAGTAAGGCTGCCCAACCATTCGTATTTCCGTAATCACCTACCGTACCAGCGTTGTCTCCTGTATTCCAAAACCCCACGATACGTGAATACTGGTTAAAAGCTCCCCCTGCGGCAGCCTTGGTATGAACTGCAAAGACAGTGATCGCGTTACTGGTAAAAGCGATATTCCTTTTCAAACAATCCAAATCATGCCCATCACTAGCAAAACGAATGATGGGAAGTCCATTTTGAATATTAGTTTTGTACAATGGTTGCTTAGTTGTGTCTGTTTGACTGAAGTGATTGTTATTCCCACTCTGGTCATTCCATTGCTGAATTCTCTGCCCATCCGTAGCTAAAGTAACACCTGCATCCGTGTAAGCACTTGCTACGGAAGCGTCTAATCTTACAGTAGGAACAGGGAGGACAGTAATTCCACTACTAAGTAAACAACGACGAAGATTGTTCCCCAAAATAGATTTTCTGAGGTTTCCTGATCCTATCAAACCACGTTTTCCTTGCATGACCATAAAATTTCACCCCGATAACATAATACCTGCATTTTTAAGTGCAAGAATAATGTCATTAATTGAAGTGCGGACTGTTTCTCTTTCTGTACCATTCAAGAAACCAACCACCCCCCTGTAAAGGCTGCTAAATCAGGTTGTGCTGCTACTGCATTAATTGTTCCACTTCCCACAGCACCAGAAGCAAGATGAAATCTACCTATAGCTCCAGAAGCAATAACTCCACTCGCAACAGCACCAGAAGCAAGTAAATTGCCTCCAATGGCTCCTGATGCAATAAGTCCCATAAAAATCCCTCACTAGAATACCTCAGTATTTCCACCAATACCCACGGTGTATCCACCACTCAGGATGGTAAGATCAATATTCACATAAATCCCACCACTGAAAGCAACACCTATTTTTTGCCACGCCATCCCCGATAATAAACCTGACTTTCCAACTATCTGACCACCAGACCCACAGTAGAGATGTTTTCCTACAAAACCACTCCACCCTGAACACATGGGAGTAGTAATTTTTCCCATCGTAACTATTCCTGCCAAATCTCCACTGACATAGTTAGCAGGGACTACACCGACAGCAGGCAATCGCAAACCAGAAGCAGCGTTGGCCAGTCCGATAAAACCACCTGAAGAGAGAAAAACTGCTTTAAGTCCACTAATAGCCTCCTCAGTGTTGAATTCTTCTACAATTTGTCGAGCGAAGGAAACTAAAACCCCACTCGCTACCGTACCAGATTGAACAGAAGCATTGGCAAGATGTCCAAATCCAATTTGTCCTGATGCAACTCGACCACTTACGATAGCTCCTGATCCTAACTCAAACCCAGCAAATTGACCAGAAGCAACATGGAATCTTCCTATTACTCCACTACTGATCTGGCCACTTTGAATAGCTCCACTACCAACATCTACGGTGATGATGGTTCCATCTTGAATATGGACGGAACCAATACATCCCGAACCTATATTTCCACTGTTGACTGCTTCATTCGCCACATGCCCTGAACGTACTGCTCCACTGGAAAGATGAGGCCAACCTACCTGACCAGATGAAATATTACCACTATTGACAACAACATTGGCTAAATCTCCGGAGGTGATTCCCCCTGAGAGGATGCTACCTACATGCTCCAAGTAATTCCGTCTCATGAATCAATCCTCTAAAATATCTTCTTCATCTCAGAGAGCTTCCCAGAACAATCTCGATCCACTTGCAGCAGTAGGAACATCAAGCCGGATACTTTCTATTCCACTCACCAGTCGATAACGAGGTACGAAATAACTATCTCCTGGAGTGACTTCCATTCCATCAAGAAGACCACCACTGGAAAGGTTTCCTCCTGAAGTAGAAGTAACATGACCGGAAATCCATCCTGAGAGTGGAGGAAGTCCAACATAGATGAGATTTCCGGCTCCCGTTGCGAGTTTTAGCTGAATGCCACCTATGGGCCAAAGTGACCCACTATAGATGCCACCCGAAACCAAAAAAGATCCGCCCGATTGTGATATGAGGGTGCACGAAGGCATTATTTATTCCTCCCCTTCTGGGTTATCGTCGATTGCTTTCTTAACTTGATCCACAAAAAGACCACGATAGACGTGATCCCCTTTGCCTTTACGTTTGATCACCAACTTCTTACCCTGACCATCCGTGGATACCTTGGCGTCCAAAATATCAGACAGTTTGATGAAGGCTTCTCCCGCCTTGACATATTTCCCTTTGTACTTAGTAGGATCACGTATAATCATTTCCTTGGGCATGATTTAGTGCCTCCCGTTTGTGGAGACCGTCATTCTCCCACGAGTGTTTAGTTTCTTTTTGGACTTAGAGTGAACCCCGTTGAGTGACTTGCTTCTTGTAGTTCCCAGGAGTCGAGCTACCGTCATGGCGTCGAAATAAGAAAATTGACAGACATAATACTCTATCTGTTCTCCAAAATTTCCTTCTTGTGTTTCTCGCAATACTCCCTGCCACCGTTCCGACCAGGTTTCGATTTGCTCCGGAGTTGCTCCATGCTCTTCCAACCACATTTCCAGGAAGTACAAAGGGGCTTTCCCCATTAAGAAATCTTGAAGCATTTGTCGGAACTCTTGACGTTCCTCGTCATTCAATCTCTTCCTTCCAACCCTTCGTTCCAACTCTTCTCGTATGGGAGTAAGAAAAACTTCTAGTTTCTTTCTTTCCTCTTCACTCTCATAGGGAACTTGAGGATAGGGTTCTTGAAAATACTTTAGCTTGTTAGTCACAACCTCACGAAGTTGGTCCACTCCTGGTATGGAATTCTCTTCCAGCTTATCACAATAGATGAGAAGTTCTTCTCCTACCTCTACACTAAACCCATAAATCAACTTTTGCTCCAAGCCACTCATCCAGTTGAGGATTTCCTCATAATCCTTGTTGGATTTGGTGTGAACTCCGTTGAGTCGTTTTTCTTCTTGAGGTGGGGCTTGTTTAGGTGGTTTGAATCCTGGTTGCTGTTCGATCCATTGGAGAATTTCTTCGATATGTTTGTAAACTTCTCTCAGGGAACAACTAAAGCGATTCCAATGGTAATCCCCTTTCCCTCTCTCTTTTCTTTTAGAAATAAGATCAACAATTTGCTGACGAAAAATATCTGATTTTCCCCATCCCGATTCTTCTACTGCATCGGCTAAAATTGATAATTCCGAATCCTCTGCTTGGGAAAGTGGTCTACCTTCTCTTCCTCTCCCCAAAAAACTTCCACCATACGAAGACAACCACTCATGTAGCATGGGAGGGATAGCTTTAGTGTGAACTCCATTTAGTCCCTTCCGGTTCCACTCCAGTAAGGAAGCTCCACGGGGACCGAGACTTCCTTCCCCTAGAGTGTTAGGAGTAGGAGCTTCACCACCTTCTCCTTCTGGCTCGATGTCACCAATTCCTTCACTTTCCAAATCCCCTTCACCACCCATACCACCACCAGGGAAGCCTCCTCCCATATCTCCGCCACCACCTCCACCCCCCATTCCTCCCATTCCTGCGGGAACTTCTGGCTCACTACTCTCCCCAGCAATCTCATCACCCCACTCTTCCCGTGTAGTTGGCATATCCAATTCTTTAAGGACTTGATTCTTGGTAATACACTTGGCACTCATGGCAAGTTGGATCTTACCATTCCTCACTTCATGGTCGTCGATTCGTTTACAACGAATTTCAATAATGAGGTTGTCACCAAAGAAGGGAGCCAGGTGACGAGTAAGGTCACTGGCAATGTCGTTCAAGTCAGGTTCAAGAGTAAGCAAGTGAAGTTGCTTCAAGGTAGCGAAAAGAGTAGCATAAGAGTTGTCAGCCATCATACCTGCTGCTTCCTTGCTGATACCAAATCCACCCATCGCAAAACCAGTCTCTTGTTCCCAGCCAGAACCATAGTCCATTTCCATAGGTTTGGCTCCCCACGGCTCAATCTTAGCTCCCGGAGTGGGAACCAAGAGTTGTCCAACATTCTCCGGTCCCATGTGAGATTCTTCAAACATGGATCGAAGTCGTTCAATCTCCTCTTCTGTCAACGTGTTGGCATTCTCTACTCCCTCCATGTTGAGAACCGCAGAGGGGTTAATACTCCGCTTCATGGCATACCAACGTGATTTGTAGATGGAATCAATCACATCCAAAGTCAATCGCATACCCGTCAATGGTGAGTATCCATCATAACGAAGGAGGGGATGAGGGAACATAAACCGTAGCATCCACTCCCCTGGAATCGGGGCACCGAGTGCTGTGTTAGGAGTAGGATAAGACGAGAAAGGACCATAGGGGTATACAGGTTGAATACGCCAGAACCCATTAGGGAATTCTGGATTGATGACAGGTTGGGGAATGGCAATGGAAGTGGGGATGCAATACATCTCATACGGCACCCCTAACTCATTAGGGACCATCCAGTTCAGTCCCGTTCCTGTGAGATATTTTTGTTGTCCAATCCGATACATCCACTTCCCGAACGAATCTTGACGATTGGGTTTCTCCAGGAGTTCAATCAAATCATAAGGACGAACATGCTTCTTGGTGGATTGGGTATGTTTGGTAACAGGTTTCTTTCCATCAGGGTGGTTGTCATCTTTCTCGAAAACTTGAAACTCAGCTTGCTGCCATTGGGTACAAATGCGATGTACAGCTACGTAAACGATTCCAGTGAAGCGTCGAGTTTGCTCGAAACGATCATCGCTCCATCCCCCAGGAGCATCAGACCGCATTGCCTCTAACAATCGCTTAAAGGCTGCGGCTGAGGATGCACTTCTTATATAACTATTTGCCGAGTTGGACTCTGGTGGTTTGGTTTCGTGGCGATCTTCTTTGGAGACTCCACCAAAGACTCGTTGCCAAAGTCTTTGTCCCTCAAACCTTCCCTGAAAAGGAGACTTGGTGTGGACGGTGAGTTCTTGAGGAGGAGCAGAAGTGAGATTGGAAATAAAACCCATGATTGTTCTTTCTATGGACCACTCATGAACTAAAACCTCCTTACAGATGATTGGAACTTGTTGAATCAACTACCCACTAAACTAGTATGTCTCCTCCCACACGATCTGCTCTTCCTTCACTTTCCTCTTCTCCCAATTGATAACTCCCCAGGATTCCAGCAGTTCCCAATTTGAAGAACTGGTGCGTATCTTGGTGGGAGTAACTAACTCGACGGGAATTCCCGTAAGTTTGAGGATGGTCCCTGCCGGGAGATTAACTTCTACTTGGTCCTGTCCCATTCAACTCCCCTTGTTTGGATTGAGGAATCAGGGTACTCTTAACTATAGTTTACCCGATGTGAGCGACTTATTACTAGTTGACTTTGAGGAGGAAATTCAAGAGATGCCAACCAATCCCATTGACTTTTATATTACCACCCAAGGAATGAAGAATGAAGGAATCTTTGAATGCTACTGGTGCGGGGCAAAATGTCAGCAAGGCTTTCCCCACCAAGAACCAGATCCCTACCTTGGAGTGAAACGAACTTACTTAGCTAAACGACCTGCCAATAAGTATCAATGTCTAGGATGTTTTACGTTCCGAAGGACTAGAGTTACCATACCGTTTTTGAGTGGTGGATTCAAGGATGGTAGGAGTCCATTGGATTACTCGTGGTGGATTAGTGAAAGTGAAGTAAGAGCGGTAACGGATAAGTGTCACAAACACCTTTATGAGAAGTTACTCCAACCCCCTTTGAAGTTCGTCCTCTCTTTACTTAATGACCCCAAGTCCAAAAACCATCTTCAACTTGCCATTGTGAATGAACTTAGTGAAATCAAAGCTGACACACCCCTTTGTTTTAATCTCAACAACACAACGATGAAGTACACCATTTATGAACTTGAGGAAGCATTGCGTCATGGTAGTGTAGGGAAGGAACCAGGAGTACAAGCCTTAACGAAACTTCTTGGTCCCCACAATTTGCCCCCTAAACCGGAAGACATTAGGAAGCCAGGACGACCTTTTGAACGTGATGATAGAAACCAATCGATTCGTCCTGTGGTGAGTAGCAGTGTTCTACCTCCTAAAAAGGGAAGATGATAACTACACTCCAAACCAGTTACGCAACTTCTCCATAATGGTATCCCTCTCCCAATCTTCAGCGAGTTGCTTACCTTCTTCTAAGGATAAACGTCCTTTTTTGAATCTCCCATTTATGAAAAAATCCCACGTCTTCCCACCAATAGAACGGTTCACTAAGGAGTAGTTCCACCTAGCCCCCTTTGCAAAATAACTAGCATAAGCAAACTCTGTATCACTAATTCCTTCAATTACCTCCTCCCACTCCAACACAGGTCCATTCGCTACTGCCCTTACTTCTTCATGATGAGGGTACATCTCCTCTCCCCTAGCAACATCAATATCCTCCACAGCATCAGCAATAATCTCCCACGGAGTATCGTTGTCTTCCGTGTTCCGAATCAAAGCCGCAACTCGTTGTTCGTAAGTCATGTACTGAGCATCATTGGGTTCAAACAATGCCTTCTTACGATACTTTCTTCGATCTATTTTCCTCAATGCTTCAAGGATGGCAGCAGTGTAATGAGGAGCCCAATTAGATTCTCTGACTCCTCTATGTATTTCTTCCGAAATAAATCGTTGTGTTGGCTGGCTATCTATTCTCACAGCAGCCAAAATAGAAGCAAGAGCACCTGTATAAGTGTGCTCCTCATGCACTCCATAATCCTCTGGGTCTACCCTTTCCTTTATCCAATCTTCCAAAGCATCGACCGCTGCTGGATTGTTATTCACGATAGCATCATAAACCATCGACTGAATAGTAGTCTTACCCTGCTTGGAAAGAGCTTTGGCACGATACTTCAGACGGAGGGATTTAGTATCTTTTGAGAATAGATGCCTGAGCATTTCTCCTTCCCATTGGTCTTTGAATACCTTCTCAAGAGCAAAACAAGTTTCTTTCAACTCTTCCCACTGATTGTCCTCTTCATGAAATAATGGGACATCTTTCCCCGTAGCGATCTTGTAGAAGTTGGAAGCCCATACCGTTCCTGGGTAGTTCTCTTCAATGTAATCCAACACAATATCCACTATTGAATCATCGGTGGAAAGGTCTTCCAGCATCGCCAGGAATGTCGTATCTGCCATTACTCACTCATCCAGGTAAGGCCAGCCTTCTTCGATACTACGCCAAGCTTCCCGTTTAAGTCTTTCCTTCTCTACTTCATCGTCTGTGAGTTGACAAGTATCCTGTTGACATACTTTACACAAGCCACTTCTGCTACGAGTCAATTCCCCACATCCCTCACAGGGATATGTAGGACGATATTTCCTGGACATAACCCACACCTAGCATTAGTTAGGAGGTGGTGGTGGCATGGGTGCAGGAACAGGAGGAGGAACCACCTCTGGGTCATTGACCTTTCCATCCATTCGTGCTTGCCACTTCTTGTCGTTGTCCCGCATGTGCTTCAAGGTTCCCTCAATCCACCAACGAGGAACTCCAAGAATGATCCAATCCCTTACCATCCATCTAGTTGCTACACGATAGTTGTCCCACGGTTCATTACAACATCCATAAGCCAGGTCGAAGTATTTCGAGTAAGTTCGATTCAAAAACCCCTGATAAGAATCTTCCCTAGATGGAGCATAACTAATATTCCCCTCTGTAGCATCAACCATCCACAAACTATCAATCCAGGGATACTTCCCATCCTTATCCACGTAAGTATGCAGTTCTTTACCAACGGCTTCATCCCACAGTCTCTCACACCTTCTCTTCGTTTCCAGGTCGTTACTTTGCATCCCAAGGTAAAGAGCTTCCCTGGCTCCCATGCCATAGAGGAACAAGGTATCGTGAGCCTTTTGCCTTACGGGATAGTCATCGTGGCTTAGTTGTTTAACAAGGGCAAGTTGGTTCGGAGTAGGGGGAGCAAAGGATAGAGAGGTGAAAAGACAAAGGAAGGTAGTTAGTTCATTCATCATCGGTTCCTCCGGAAGGTTCTAACATGTCCTATTGGATCACCCGCACTCGATAAGGATCATTTTGCGAACCAAACACTAACTCAATTCTAGCTCCTCCTACTCCTTGTGGTGCAAATCCTATGTCCGCAGCCCAGCTAGCTATACGTCCATGCTCCTCATAACTCTCCTGAGTCTGACCGTCATACGTGCGAAAATAAGCACCTGACATTATTTGACGAACGTCCTTCACTACTGGATCATAACCTTGCAATGGACAAGCATACGTTTGAATGGCACTGGCTAGGCGATTGTGCTTATGACCCATCCAAATTACATCTGCTTGTACCCAGCCCTTACGAGCAAAGTCAATCATCCCTTTAGTGATAGGAGCTGAACCACCACTGCCATGATGATAGTAAATCACAAACCGTTTTCCGTTACCATGACCCACACCCTCCTTGTCATTCATTCTAAACCTATAATCGACGAATCCTGTGTATCCACCGAAGTGAATTGTGTGGTTCTTATCCTTCCGTAACTTCCGTAGTTCGTGTACCAAGATTTTGAGGACGTCAATATTGTGGTACTTCTCAATACTGGTCTCATGGTTGCCACAACCTACCATATCAATCAAGTCAGCATAGGGACCGAGGATCTCTACTCCCCATTCAATTGCTGCATTGATAATGTCTACTTTACCGACCAGACGAGGGTGGAGAACATCGGCTCGAAACCGTTTACGATCCGCAATGAGGATCATATCAAAGATGTCACCATTGAGGAGAATTCTATCGTTACTCTTCTTGGCATTTTCCAGCTCTTCCATGATTATGGAATAGTCTACGTTACGAGCACCGATATGAAGGTCCGAAAGAAGTGAGAAGCCTTGGATGAATCCGTTGTGGTAAATCACAGGAGCAGGCCGACAGATAAAAAGACCGCCTTTGGGAACAGCCGTGCTCTTCGTGGTCATTAAGACCTCACTTTTCCTTGGTAAAATGGATTCCCTTCCTGGTTGGATTTTTCTTTGAATGCTTGTTTTGCTGCCCACGCAAGGGCATCGATATGACATCGTTCACACATCTTGGGACCAATGATCACGATGGGAAAATCATCGTCTTGGTTACAAATAGGACAAGGTTCACGAAAGAAAGTAGGCATCATTCGCATGGGTAGTTCTCCTAGTTCTTGTTGAAACTGGTTAAGGATTTCTTCAACTGTAGTATTAGGACCAAGTATCATATTACATTTCTCCCCTCAACCGCTGCATAAACTGCTCAACCAACAATATTACTTTCTCTATACGCTTCACAGATTGTCTCAACTCTTCTGCATTTCTCCAATTCTGATCCCCTACTCCATCAGATCGGTTTTCAAAAGAAACAACAGAACGCTCCACATCATGCACCGCACCCCTCAGACCTGTGAGCCACAAATTTGCTGACTGTTCAATTGTGATATTCCTACCATAAGATGTCCATTTCAATAATGCCCTAACCACTTCATCAAGTGGATCACCCTGCTCCTCCAACCAATCTCCCAGGATCATCAAGGTATCATAATCGGTAGGGTTCTCCCGTAGCTGAGCGAAGAGGTCGTCGCCATTACTCTTCTTTCGATACTTGAGACGGAGGGATTTGATGTCTTTCATTCTTCACCTGCTAGTGCTTCTTGTAATCCAGCGTCGTCAACCGGAACTCCCATACTGTTTCCCGCTTCGATAATCCTATCTAGAAGTTCTCTTAAAGCAGTAGCTATCTCAGAAGGAACGGACCAATTGATAGGGAAATATGACATTACTTGTACCTCATCAATCCGTATCGATACTTTAATCCTCGGATGTTCCTGCCACTGATGCTCAATCCACTCTCCCCTATCCCAATCCCCTGTTGTCAAAGTTACCGGAGACTCGTGTCGAAAAGAGTAATCAAACCCTCCATAATTCTGCTCCTCCATTTTATCATGAAGCTCTTCCCACCTACCGGCATCGGCCATGCGGATAAAATCCCCACGAACGAAGGTGTTGGACTTCTTACTGTATTTCATCCTCAGAGATTTGATCTTATTCATCCTCCCACTCTCCAATCTCGATTCTCAATGGGTGGGGTCAGCAGCCCCTTCTCGAAACAAGATAAGTTGTAGACGGTAAAGTTAAAGCAGCCCCACGGGATCATGTCGATATTGTCATACACATCCAACTTGATTTCCTTGAGGAGAAGGGAGAGTTCATTACCATCTACACTGGTCGTACAAACATACCAGCCCCCAAACATATCGCATAGGCAAGACTTCAACCAACTCCTGGAAGCAAGAAGATTGACGATGTGATGGAACTCTTGTCTTCCATCACCCGCCAGGGTCCAACTTCTTGTTTCGAGAAAACTCACATTCTACTCCCTAAAGCCCAATCTTCCACTTCCACATCTTCTCCAAAGGGAGGCTTATCTTCCGTCAAATCTCTAATAAGAGCATAGAGCCAGTAAATGCCCAGACAGCAAAGGATATATCTCATGGAGGACTTCCTTCTTCTAAAGTAAAAGTTACCTTAACAATGTGATACTTTTGACTCTCCCAATAAGTCCAGTTGTTATTACCCCACTTCATCCACTCCGCATAGTGAAAGAAATTATCTTTCACCAACTTCTCTTTAGTAGAAAATGAAGGATCAATTATTTCCGTAGAGCCATCCTCTTTATCGTGAATCACTATCCAGCCACTAAGTTGCTTTTTCGTAGATGGGTTGATTTCTTTTTCACCATCCAACTCATGAACAAAACCATTCCGTCCAACCCCGCTTCGCAGGTGGTGGTTTGTGGATCGAGCCGCCATCCTCTCGTCTCCAGGTTCTTGAGGCGAGAAAGATGCTGTTCCCTGATCTCACTCACCTTCTCTAAAACTGCCTCCAGGGTAGGACAAGAAGATGTATTTCCTTCAGTGAACAAATTGAATCGATCCATGATGATTACTCCTAATAAAGTTCTTTCTCTAACCTTACTAAATTTGTGGGGTAAATTCATGTATCACTTGAATAAATTGATCACTCACGGTAATCTGCTGACCACATTCACACTCCACTAAAGAATTGTGAGAGTAGTCAGAAGGACATCACTTTGGAATATGTTGAATGATCCTCTTGATGTGGTGTCCCTCATGCTTCTTGGGGAAGCAGGCTCCATCGACAACACAATGTCGTCCTGGATTGAAATCAATCGTAGCATTAATATTTTCACACGGCTGCATGGAATCACCTCATTCTATGTAAAATAACATTTGCTGTAAGTTTCGCTCCAAGAAGTATTTGATATTCCTCCAACATCTTTTCTATCTCTCCTTCCCCCTCCTCAGCACCATCCCTTACTTGTTCAATAGAGATACTATTTTCATATAATCTTGTTAAAAGATCATTATCTATTCCAACCAAATTACAAATTTTCCTTGCTAGAGATACATGAAGAAATTCATTATTTGGAATACCTATTTTGTCCCACAGTTCAGGATGATTCTCACTAAGATAATCACAAGCAATCATAGCGACATTTCTATCCTCAGTGGAAGTATCATAGAGCATACTTCTTAGAATTGTATCCATCTTTTACTTTTTCAAACCTTTAATAAAAGTCAAAGTTTCCTTGTACTTGTTCCCATCTCCCGGCAGAGTGGTCCAGGTACCTTCCAGCTTCTTCTCCTTGATCTCGTAGATGGCTACTCCACGAACATTGTCCCCGGCAAAGCCTACGATGAGCCTTCCTTCATCCAGGATACCTACTCCGGACTGTGGGGTAGCTCCGTTGATCCAGATCACTGCATAGACTTGACCTTGCTTGGCTATAACAACAAGAGAAGTGTATTCCTTATCTTTTACCATTCCATTCGCTTCGTAGTATCCGTCAAGGATTGGAGAGACAGGAGGTGGGGCAGGAGGAGCCTTATCTACTTGAGCAGGAGGAGGGATGGCATGTCCATAATGGACAGCCAAAGGATAAACAATACCAATCATCAAAAGATTGCCAAGAACCAGTGATCCACCACAAAATGCTTTCACACCTTCTGACATGAATTACTCCCGGTAAAAAGGATTTTTCTTGACTTCCACATCCAGAAGAGGATCAGGATTGGAAGGAGACATATCAGCCATCACACACTCAGGTTTGACTGAAGAATCCTTCATGGACTTTTCCATCGCTGCCAGATGAACCTGCTCCACGATCTTCTGGAAGACTTTCTTCTCCTTATGGACTCGCTGAGCAGTCTCAAACAAGGCTTCCTCTCGACAGCAAGCACACAGCCACTTCTGAATAGTATGAAGATAATTCCCATTCCTGAAGAATCCAAAACGATCTAATTCCAACTCCACCCCACACACTCCACAGGAAATAGATTCCTTGTCTTTCCCATCTATAGGACAGGAATCCAACTTTTTGATTTCCGTATCCTTGTCAGGGATGTTAAACTTTCCAGGCATCGGTGTGGGCTGTGAATCTCTTGCAATCATATCCTGAAGATATTCTTTGCATTGAAGATTTACGGAATCAACTCTCTGAGCAGGAAGGAGAGCGTGGATAGAGTCAAGGATAAGTTTCTTCGTCTCCAGAATTTCCTCGTTGGTGATTTTCTTATCTCCTACCTTGGGAGTTACATTTACCGTCACGATAATTTGCATAGGTAGTCTCCTATCCTTATTGAATTTTCTCAACTTGCCAATTTGATTAGCAGGATCCAACATAGACTCTCGAATCTTCTCTACCGAAACCAAATACTCTCTTAACACCTCACTAACAGGCCCATCTTTCTCTTGCATCAATCCAATAAGAAGATGACTAGAATGAACATAGCCATCATCCCAATATCCCGCTTCTCTAATAGAAGCCTCAATCACCCTTCTTACCCGTGGGGTTTGCGGGAATATATCTGGCATAATCCTACTTTGACAAGGAGGAATCATGCTCGTTATTCGATTCAGAAGATGGTTTGTATCCACTCCCATATTCCACAAAACAGTAAAGCCTGCACCCTCCTCCCTAATAAGACCTATAAGGAGATGTTCAACATCAATCCACCCATGATTTAGTTTCTGGGATTCCAGATTGGATAACCTCATCACTTCCCTAAAACCTGCTGTAGATTTTTGAATCATAATTTATATCTCTTTAGTGAACACGAATAGTAAGAGAAGAAACATCTCCCAGCACCCCTCGCAACTTTCTCAGCCCCGCTTCACTGAAGTCAGAAGGAATAAAATCCACACTTCCTGGAGGAGGCTGATAGGCCAACAGCTTCTCAGGGGAGATAAGTCCAAACCCATAACTACTATCCCATCCAGTAGGACCAAGATCCAACGAAGTTTTGTGAAGGTGCTCAATCACTTGCTGGGGAGTACCTACAGGGGAAGCACCCCCGATAGAACGATGCTTGGCCAGCATCAAGGCAATCACACCCGCAGCGTAAGGACAGGCAAAGGAAGTTCCACTCATTACCGCTTGGTTGTTGGGAGGAATGTCAACCAGGATGTTTACTCCCGGAGCCACAATGTCAACTCGTTTACCACGGGAAGAGAACCTTGCAATTGCCTTGGTCTGGTCAATGGCCCCTACACTAACCACCCCCTCTACCTGTGCGGGATACCCTACCGTGGAGAGATCTGGACCCTCATTCCCTGCGGCACATACACAGATAATGCCAGCAGCCAGGGCTTCCTCTACGGCTTGATTAATAGACGCATCAGGGGAAGGAGAACCAAACGACATGGAGATAATGTCAGCCTTCTTCTCCACCAACCAACGAATCCCCGAAGTGATACTACGAGAGCCTCCTGCTCCCTGTGAGTTCAACACCTTTCCAACAAGAAGACCTCCCTCATTAGCTACCCCCACGATCCCTACCTCGTTATCCCTCGCCGCGATGATAGAGCCACAAGCTGTACCATGCCCATTATCGTCCGCAGGTCCGGTAGGGGAACCTGTAAAATCCTTGGCATCAAGAATAGCCCCCTGCAAGTCTCCATGAACCAGGGAAATACCTGTATCGAGAACTCCAATCTTAATTCCTTTTCCTCTTGTTTCTTTCCACAAAGGAGGGATGTTAAGTAATTTGATTCCCCAATCAATCGACTGTGACCGTGCTGTAAACACCTGTTCTACAGTAAAGGGGGGAAGTCTAAACACAGGTTCCGTCAATACTTCATCAGCCATTACACTTTCTCCTTCAGAGCTTCCTTGTAGGTACAGAGTTTACCATCACTCACCCTTCTCCATAAAGCGGGATGTCCTGTCTTCCTGCTGTTGATCTGCCAGCCTCTCTTACGAAGAAGTGTATCATTAGGGAAAGGATCAGCCTGACAGCGAAGACACACTCCTCCCCCATAATCTCCCAGAGGAGAGTCACACAGTTTACAGATTTCTTTACTTGATGCCATACGAAAATATCCTCACTTATCTTTCGGAGACTTTACATTCCTCTTGATACTCATCAAGAATCCTGACCCATTCCAGGAGGAGGTTACCCCATTCTGCTTCACACAAGGAACACTCAGGCTGTCCCGTGAAGGTGTGACCACACTCGTAGAAGTCATCACCGTCCATTCAAAATGCCTCCAAAGGAAGGGGATTCATCAGCAGGAAGCAGTACCGAAGAGACATGAGTATTGGTAGTTTCACGCAACCTTTCTTCCAATCGCTTCAATTCCTGAAGATAGAAGTCTTCCTGATTATCGTGGTAACAATCCATCGCTTTCTTCCATCCCTGACCCAGAATCTTCAGCCACCCAATCATAATGACCCTTCGCTTCATCTTTCACTCCTCTCAGGAAAGAAGGAAAAGAAATCACAACCCTCTACGCAATGCTTGAATCTGAGCGTCGGTTTCCATCGACTTCATCTTGAGTTCAGTCCTGCTGCCGATGTACTTCCATACTGCAAGTCCAGCAGAGAAGAGGCTAGTAACCGCTACCACTGCCCCCAGGATCGCTTGCACCAGATTATCAGCCTCAGCCTTGGGAACCCCGAAAAGAGTCACCAGAACCGAAGCTATCAGGGTTAGAATGGTCGCTAAAAATTCTGTCGATTGCCATCCAGGTCGAATTTCCATTAGAGACACCAACTTTCGTAAAGGAGTTGTGCAAAGAAAACAAAAATATGCCCCAAAGCAATTCCGAACATGACACCAATTACAATAGCGAGAGCCGCGTAGAAGAGAAAATCCCACTGATTAGGATTTCGAGAAGGTGTAGAATCTTGAGGTGAAAGATTAAGAAAAAGCATTACACCGTCCTTTTAACTTACATAAAGTTTCTCCAAAGCACGCTTCAATGCCTTCTTTCCATATTTATCTGCCGACATCTGAGCATAATAACGAAACATTGTCCTTATACGTCCATTGATTCTATCCATCAATTTTTCTCTTATCAAAAACCTCACCGAAGGAGGATACCGGGATAGCCTGTCCATTACCTTATCGACAGAACTGACTATATCCTCCTTGCTAGCCATTTCAACTTTACCATCTTCGTTCAAAGAAATTAGGGGGCTTTCCAAAAAGGACGTGAAAGTATCCATAGCAAATCTAAGCTCATGATCCGCATGAGCTTCTATGGAAGAATCATCAGAATATGATCGAATATTACCTACAAGATTGTGTAACGCATTAAATTTACCTTCGTGTCGAGCAGGAGAATTGATGATTTCTTCTACTCTATCAGCAAACCAATCTAAATCTTCGTCTTTAACTCCCAATTTCGTAAGAAATGGCAACACCTCTTCTGGAGTGTTAGTTATGATATCCGCAAGTTCGGAAGTCATCCCAAGAGGAGAGGTGTCCTGCTTGGGTTCTACTAAACTTCTAACATAAGACGTAACTTTCTCCCACGATTCACCATCCAGTATCCTTGCAATGATCTCATTGGCCTCTGTAGGATCAATTTTATGACCAGACTTCTCTACAAAATATCTTTCTAATTGCTGTAGTCCACCCTCTTCTCTTGCAACGGATGTCACCATCTCATAAGCAGTATTTTCATCAATCCCCAAAGTCGCAAGAGAGAAAGCCTTCTTCTCATATTTATAACGAAGAGATTTCACCTTCCGGAAGTTCTTGAAGTGAACTAAATTTCTTATTAACTCTGGCATTTCATTTCTCACCACGAAAGGGAAGCCTGGTGGGGAAGGGAGTGACAGGGGTTGGGTTCCCCACCGGGTCAGGAAAGATCAGTCAATCATACAGGAGTCACCAGAAATGAGAGAATCCACCATCCTGCGAAGAAGACGAATCTCATGACGCTCAGCCTTGGTCATCATCAGATCAGTAATCTCTACCGCCAGGGTGAGCAATTCCTTCTTCCTTCGATAAGGAATAGGAGGAACCTTCTTTTCCCTTTCGTAGTGGGGTCTTGAATCTGTACCCATCGTGCTTTCACATTCATCGTGCATACTTACTTTCCTTTCTTTCTTGCTTTCTTGGAGTGTTTGGTTCGACCACGTTCCTCAAGCCAGTCAGCATAAACTTGCCAGGTATCCTTATTGTCCTCCTCTGTTCCCAGAGCAGTACAGAACTCCCTTTCCACATCACTCAGTCCCAGGATGAAGAGAAGTCTTTCAAACTGTTCCTTGGTAACAGCAGATGAAAGAAGTCCACTACCATCTAAATTAATTCCTCCCAAATTAACAGGAGGAATCTGAACAGGTGCGGGGGCCGGGACAGGAGTAGGAAGATAGGGAATGACACAATCCTCTGGTCGGTAAGTCCAATCCGGAGTCACCTTGTAGGGTTCATTCCAAGGATGGTTCCACGTATTGTCATACCATTCAGCCACGATGTACCCCCTTTGTAGAAAAGACTAATCAACGAAACAGTCCGCGACGAATCACCGTCTTCTGCTTGATAACCACAGGACGTTCCCGTACCACTTCCTTGATTACCACATTCTGCTGTCGGATGACAACATCATTACTGAAGAAAACTCTATTGTTGGGAACAAACGCAACAGTAGAAGAAAATCCATTATCTACCCTTACTGCATTGAAAGAAAAAACATTCACTACAAATCCACTCGCCTGGCAAGGTGCCGAAGAGAGCAAGAACACAGCCACTACTACCAGTATTAGTTTCTTCATGACAAAAATCTCCTCTAAGGAAAAAATGTATTCAAAACCCATCCCACGATAAGGGAGATAGTCATTCCAAGAAAGAAGTAGCCGACACAAGATTCCATAAAATAAGCATCATCATTCATTTTAGTCATCTTCTCTTACATCCATTCTCGATCTATGCCGTCTCCGTCTTCTCCTATCAGATTCCTGACCCCTAGTCTCCTCCATCTGTGAGGATGACCAAAACCGTTGCCTCCTCCCACTATCATCAGATGGAATTCTACAACTCGCACAGGTTTGGAATCCTTCCCTCTCATCCTGTTCCGTGAGTTCACCTTCTTTACAACGCAGACAAAGAGCTTTCTCATACTGCACAAATTTCTTGGAGTATTTAAGCCTCAGAGACTTTACCTTCCACAACCATTGAGCCTTTCCCCCACCCCCACCACCCCAACGTCTATCCTCTTCCTCATCCCATTGTCTCTGTCTTTCCTTCCTCTGTCTATCTATCTCCTCTTCAGAAGGTTGTTCTGCTCTTAACCTCTCTTCTTCTGCCACCTTACGTATATTTTCAAGTTTTAACTCATCAGATGTTTTGTCGGGGGTTCTAACGGGATGCTTTTCTTTGTAAGCATTACTGACATTAATTGCTGCTTGATAAAGTTTTGAATTAGAAGTATCAAAACCAGCATCCCTTAGTAGTTGTTTGGGATCATTACCAGCAAAATCATTATCCTCGATATACTACAATGCTTCCTCAATAGCCACTTCCCTTTCCTCAACATCAGGATTGGAACAATTTTGCAACAACGATCTTAGTATAGCGTCAACCATTATTATTTCCTATTCAAAATACAGGGTAAAGTTCCTGATCATCTTCCGCTTCTATCTTCGCAATAGTACGAGTGAGGTCTTCCAAAAGTTTCTTGGCCATATGAAGTTTGATATGTCCGGTCACTCCAGTCCCCAGCATCAGCTTGACGGAATTACCATAGGAACGCTCCGCTTTCACAAAATCATCGCAGTCGGTTCCGTCCAGAAGAATAGAAAGAGAAGTCTTCATAGAAAATTTCCTTAAATAGTCCTTAACCAACTATTAATCCACTGTACATAAGCAGCGGGAAAAGTCGATCTTCTTCTCTCCAACTCATCTTTCATACCAGATTTCAAAAGCATTCCATTTGTTTGAACAGCGTATTCCAAATCTTTCAAAACACAGTCAAGATCAGATTTACCATTATGATATACTACATCCTTTCTAGTTTCGTCTACTCTCTCTTTCAACCAATCCCCTAAAATCGGAATATAATCCGTGTCATTCTTATCAAGAATGTGTTGCACCATCAACAACAATTCTTCATTGTCCTCTTCCGACAATGTTTTAACACGATACTTCAAGCGGAGGGATTTGATATCTCTCACTTGAACATCTCCACATGCTGTTTGGAAAGAGGTGGGGACGCCGTTCCATCAGCATTACGAGGCATCCTCAACTTAACATCCTGGGTAGAAAGTCTCTCTCTCACCTTCTTCTTCTCTTCCTCTTTCATCTGTGGGAAGGAAAAAACATCGAAATTTCCTTTGGGTTTACTCCCTGCATGACAGGAAGAACACTGCAAAGCCGCCACTTGATAGAAGTTGACACTAACATCTGGGTTTCCCTGTACTCTAACCGGCTGGTCGGGGAGTGGTTTAACCTCCACCTTACCATCCGGAGTTTGTTCGATCTGGAAGCGGAATTCTCTCGTTGTGATCTGAGCTTGATTCTCTGCTTTGGACGCTTGCAATACCTTTGCCGCAGCTTCACCCTTGGCGAGTATCTCCGCAACCCTGGCACTATTGTTTCCCTCCTGCTGGACCAAACCAGCAAAATCGGTAGTAGCCTGACCTGCTAACTGCTGTGCATTCTGAGTGTGTCGAGACGCTTGCTGAAAAAGAATATTCCTGTCGAAATTTCCATAGGCATCTATAAAAGTAGAAAGAGAATATCCTGTGATTGTTTTACCTTGATACCCTGCAGGAGAGATGGAAAGTGAATTGTAGCCATAAGGATCGGCTCCGTAGTTCTGGAATCTAAATTGGCCCGCCAACCCTAAAGCCTCCACAGCTTCAAGAAAATACTTTTGTTCAGAAGCATTAAGCCTCAACTTCCCCTCAATCTTATCTCGGTTCTGGGCAATTTTTAGAAGTTGTGATCTCCAATCAGGATCGGTGTAAGTGACCTGCTTGTTAATGGGGTAGTAAGAATAGTAATAAGCGTAATAAGCCTTTCCATAAGCATAGTAAGTATAATACTGCTGCTTACGATAGTAGGGACCATAGGTAGTCCCACCCTCATCGTAGTAGTAATACCCATCATTTCCTGTATAATAACCATCCCCATTCACACTACTCGCTTGAGCGGGAGACAGTGACATTACCAAGGCCAAGATCAATACCATTGTAAGAAACAGAAAACGTCCCATTGAGAAGCACCCCTATAAGTTCTGATTTTGAAATATTCTTCAAGTAAGTCTGTACTGCTTCGCTGTTCCACCATTGTCGGTACTCCAGGTTGAATTGATATTCTAGTTCAGATTCACGTCGATGAGTGATTTTATAAGTCATTTACAGTAATCCTGAAAAGTCTTCTTCATACCAGGAAGAAGGAGGCTTTCTCTTCTCCAACACTTCATCCGGAGGAAGTTTAATACTATCAATCTCCTGCTGAATCAAAGCCTCTTCCTTGGCTCGCTTGATATTCTCCACGATCTCCAAAGTGATATTCTTCTGAAACTCCTCCACGAACTTCTCACAGGCTTGTTTCAACTTGAGTTTGTATTCTTCCTCAGTCACGTTAGATTCCCCACTTCCAGATATTCCACACCATCACCCCTACTGCCAGCATAAACCCCAGGACACTCAAAAGGAAGACCAAAGCAACCCCTCCCAGCGTCTCCATCGGAGGCTCCGGGTGGAAAGATTCTTCTGCGTATTTGTCAGACTGGTTCATACAGACAATCCTAATTTAGAACACACAGCATCTCTTATTTTGTTGATTACAGAAGGACAAAACATATTCCGATATGATGACAGATAACTATCCTCCAAATGATCCATGACAAAATTCAAAGAGTGTCTGCTTGTATCCATCAAATCCCTACCAACGATAAAATCTATTACACGACCAACTGACTTCTCATCAGGAAACAAACCATTGATTAACTCATACCCAAAACTGTCACCAAAACGGAGACACTTTCTTACTGCCCACTCCGCATCTTCGTGGGAGATGTCCCGACCACTCTCGGCCAACAAATCTTTTATCATCGCCACTTTTACATCAAGAGGCTCATCACTACGAGCGATTCTATCCAACATACCAGCAGCGATGCTCTTCTTCTGATACTTCAAGCGGAGGGATTTAATTCCAGATTTCGTCGCCATGAGACTTCACCCTCCACAATTCATTACCACGCTCCAGATTCCTGGATTGACGCTTCCAGAATTCTACTTCCTGCTTTAGCTTTTCATTACGACAGATCATGACAATGAGAGCGATCTCCAATCCTACCCCAATTCCAATCAGGAGCCAGTGCAAAAAATCCATAATATTATTCCTCACAAAGAATCTCGCAACTTTTCCAATTGGCTAACATTCCTCAGTAACTCTTCTCTCTTTTGTGTATATATATTAATCAAATTCTCTCTCGCCTTTTCAACTCCAATCATTTCAGCAAGACGACCAAACCGAATAGGAAATTGAGGTGGATCAAGATCAACATCTGTCATAGCCTGCTCAAGACCCACAATCTTATCATCTACTTGATGAATTCTTGTGGTAATGATTCGATCAAGATTGGGTTCCCCCTTCAACCTCCGCATCCGGTCCAACAAGAAATTCATATCCTCCTTCCCCAACTCAAGTCCATTCTCCTCCAAATAATCCATCAACAACCCCGCCCGATCCCTCCTCTTGATAGTATCATCCTGACTCAAACCACGAAAGATGTTAGGGTCAAGAACCTTTCTATACTTCAATCGCAAGAATTTCAGTTTAGAATTCATCTTCAGTTCCTACTGATATAGTCCCTATTTTGAAGAGCGGTCAAATGCTCATATTGTTTTTCATATTCAGCACAAACCACAGAGAAGAGTTCCATGTACTTGAAGGCACAGGTCCGCCAGCGTATCTTTTCCTTGTCCTCCCTTCGAGCAATCCAGTAAAGGAAGGTGGACCCAACCACAATCCAGAAGAGAGAAGTCAAAAATATAGCTAACCAGATCATTTATTACTCCGCAGCAACTTATAATTTCGATGGGTTCTTTCCTGAAGGAAATTTCTTACTCTGTCGTAATCTTCCCGGTTAATAGCAAGTCCACTCTTCAACGCTTGAATGGAAATATCTTCGGGAATGAGATCCCCCCTTCTGGCTCGTTTCTCAGGAGGAAGAAGAATTCTCAACCACGGAAGAGATTGTTCCTTTACCACAATAAAGCCTATATCTTGCATAACAAAAACAGCATCAATCTGCTGAAGTCTATTCTCCGTCCAGATATCTGCCACTTCCTGAGATACCAAAGTAGCTATCCCTGTCTGATCCCCTCCCTGCGGCCACGGTCCTGTCGAGCGGAGAATTGCTTTAGCATAGTGATCTCTTGCTAACCTAAGTATATCCTCACTCTCTCCCGTATACTGCCCTGCCAGCCTTGCCAGCACTTCCGGGATGGACTTCTCCGCATTGGTAGTATCTCCATAAATATCAAACCCATCCCTGTAACTTTTGTAGAGAAGCTGTACTTCATTTTTAAAAGGTTGCCAGCCCTGAGCTTCGGTGCCATGACAACGTATACAGGATATTGCAGCCTCTAACCTGCCAGTATCAGGTTTGGGGAGAGTGTAATCCTTGGCCACATCAAAAGGAACCTCATCCTGAAGTTCTCCTTTTTCATTAAATAAAGCAAAAAGATGTAATCCATTAGCCTTGGTAGCAATTACTTCCCTTGCAGCGTCCTTGAACTTGACAAGGTTGTACATCGGATGCTGACTGATATCGATGTTCTTCGCTTTAAGATCATGGGTGACAAACGCTACTCCTACACTTTCCGTTGCTCTCGCAGCAGGAGTAATGAACCAATCCAATCTTCTAGGTTTCTTGGTAACATTGGAGCGGAACATGGCACTGCGTTGATCACTTCCCAACTCATCAAAGAAGGCTTCAATGCCTCCCTTGTCTACAATAAGTCCCAACCTTGTATAGAAGAGGTCTTCATCAGACTGTCCCTTTTTGATAGACCTCTTAATTCCTGCAAAGTCGTAGTAAAGTCCCCCATAGATTTCCTTGAAGATTCCATCTTCCTTGATAGTGGAAAGCACTCGACAAGCCCAATATCCATAATGAGCAACCGGAGCCTGACTCCCTGTTAAACGCTGTAGTTCCTCATAGGTAGCAAGATCAAGATGAGTAGCAGGCAGTCGGATAAGAGAAATATCCTTAACATCCTTGATCCTGATATTCTCTTTCACCCACCGATCCTGCCAGCGATGATGGTAAACCTTTCCATCCGTCCACAGGTAAGGGGGAACTTCCACTTCCTCTCTTACCTTCTTCACTACCAGAACGAGATTGTCTCCCTGTCCTTCGTCAATGAGATTCTGAATTACATCCTGGGTCAAGAAAAGCGAGAAAGAAGGATCAAAGGTGAAACTCTCCCATAAAGTAAGTGCTTCCTGTAAGTCCTTTTCTTTGGGATAATAATTTCGTAAGTCCACCCTGACCAAGAAAGCATTTACTCCCTTCAAAGGAGGCATTCGTAAAACTTTATTCGGATAAGCAACAAAATCATTTCCTAAAATTGGAGGGGGGATGTTCACCCCATTCCTGCTAATCGTGTTCAGAATGTAAGATATCGCTTTGAACCGTGTCAGTTGGAACTCTGGCACCCACAGGTACTTCATGAAGGGACGATCTTGTGGGGAGAGATTCTTGAGATCGCGTAGTGCTAGAATATGTGCATCGTTCGGGGTGGAAGCAAGACGCGGGAACTGAATAGGTTCTTGTGAGTAACTCAAGGAGGGAATTAGAATCAAGATCAAAAATGTTATGAGAAATTTCATTCATTTACTTGATGCCTCAATTGATTCAATCGTGTTCTAAACGTAGTCAGCAATCCTCTAAAATTATCCGCCCACATTCCAGAAGAAGTAAACCATCCATAAGCATCTTTATTATAGATATTTATAACAGCTTCCCCAAGGTCATCATATCCCAACTCAATTAAAATATCACCCAAAGGAACGAGAAGGTCAAAGGCATCTCTGTAATTGAAATCCGGAGGCCACCATAAATTCTCTATTAAATAAATTGCATTCTCTAATAGTTCTTTCTCTCTCATAATTCACCTTACTTATACACTACTGCCTCATTTATGACGAAGAACTAATTATCAAACCTCATCTTCAAGTCGTTCACGGATACCACTACTGATTCTATGAACCACCGAAGGACAGTAGTAAAAAACATAACGGAGCAATTCTCTATTTATCCCTTCTTCCAACCCTCCACCAAATTCCCATATTCTGTTGGAAGAATCATTAATTACATACTCCAACATCTCATCATCAATTTTCAATCCCGGTCTGATATAATCCCATCGAAACCCTCTCCGAAACCGCTCCACGATCCAGTTAGCATCCATCTGATCCAGATCGACCTGTCCTCCCTGCTGTAACAAATCATGAATCATAGCACATCGATAGGGAATAGATTCATCCTCATCCAAAGCAATAGACTGAATCAAACTCTCATCCATAGACTTGGAAGAATACTTCATTCTCAATGCTTTGATATCCCCTCTCACAGATCGTCCCTTCCTTTTTCCTTCTTCATGGAAGGAATATCCATCCCCATTACCGGACTCATAGTATCTTTATTCGGACGGGGGCGTTTCACAAACTCACAATTCATGGCAGTGCTGATCTGAGCCATTGAGATATTGATGTTCTGAAGTTCATTCCTCATCTCATGAGAGATTCTGCTGGTATACTCTCTCAAGTCACGGGATTGCTGACGAAGATCATCAAACCTATCCATCAAATGAGTCTGGCTCGTAATAATATCATTCTTCAAAGCGGTTAATGCCATATCCAGTTCTCGTTTGGTGACGTATTCACTTCCCGGACTAGGAATGGTGATAATCGGAGGTGGAATCTGAAGTGGGAAAAATGATAACCAGACCTGGCGGACCAGCCATACTCCTGCCATGACAACAAAGAAGCCAGTGAGCCACGGTCCCACATCTGCATAAGCGGAGGTTGGTGAAGTTAATAACTCATTCCAGATCATTCATCCACCCTCCTCGGTAAATTATCAATCGGACCACAAAAAATGTGAAACGAGTGCTCCGGTGGAGATACCACTAATCCAGGGCAGCATGGGACAGCGACGAAACAGTTCCCGTCCTATCTCCGTAACAGTGGTTTCCTCATTCCAAATTGCCCAGGCATCGTAAAAGATGGCTACGATAAGAGTTGCAAAGCAAAACAAACAGTAGGAAATCAACCAAAAAGTAATGACGCGATGGACCATGCGTTTGCCCCACCCCTTAATACCCCGGAGCCTATCTTCGTCCATGCTGAATACCCTTATTTTAATGGAAAGGTGGGAATTAAATCAAGAGATGGTTGATGTATTATCACGAAGGAGAGCTTCAGACATAATACAATCCAAACATTTCCAACCACCAAAAAACCTCCACGCTAGTAAATCACATTTAATACAAAGAAGAGGATAGGCTCTCACCTCCACCACAAACCTATCTTTCAACCCACCCTCTTTCGTATACCATACAACATTTTTTACATGATATGAACCTGCGGATAATTGTATAACAAATCCATCCTTGCGAAGTGGTGCTAACTGCTCCTGAGTATACCGTCCGCACTCCTCCAGAGCATCGGCCAGGATGAGACGAGTATCTCTATCCTCTGGATTGGAAACGAAGAGGTCTACCAGAGATTCCAGATCATGGTTAGTAACATTCATTTGAACAATGCCATAATTTCTTCTCTGAACGTATCATCGGGAGAAGGTGCCAACTTGTTATTCTCAGCAGTGTAGATAATCTCATAACATCGTGCCAGAGCAATCTTCAAAGCCACACACTTCATTTCCACATAGGCTTCAAAGGATAGTTTCAGACCTTCTTCTGTGATTCCTTCATTCACAAGATGCTTCACCGTGCGATCCAACCAGGATTCACTATTCATTTGATGATCTCCAAATCTCACATGACTGCAATGGCAGTGACCACACATCCACCGACCACAACACTTCGTCAAAGCCTTGGTTCTTTTACACACCAAACAAAGTATTTCCACAAATTCAGAATCCCTTCACGGTAGTAAAATATTACTCTTGGGAGCCTCATCACAATGCAGCTTCCCATCCTGTCGGAGTTGATATACAGTTGCTAGAACATTCATTCTGGCTCCGATGGGCATGGTAGGGTCAACAACAACCATATCCCCATTCGCAGGACCACCCACACACTCCCTCATGGAATCTCCATAAGATTCTTCCTTGTTTACCTCCTGTTCGCTTTTGCTCTTCTTCATCTCCAATCGAGCTTGCTCCACCATCCGATGATGAAATGCTGTCGCGGAAAGATCATCATTTATAGGGAAAGAAGAAGCAGAAGAAGTTCCCTCACTTGCTTTGAGGGCAGTCTTGAGTTGATCTACAAAAGAACCTATTGTCAAGGAAAGGATCTCATGTCCTTCCTTAGCATATTTATCACCTCTTGCTTCCATGCGAGCCACAATTTCCTGCACTGCATCCTGAAGACCCATAACTTATTTCCTTTTCAACCAAAAACGAATGAGAAGTCGATTCCCCACTGGTCCCTTTCTTCCATGCAAAACTTGTTGATTGTCAAATATCAATGCTTCCCCCTTATGTAATTCTACCTCATCATCATCAATCAAAGTCTTACATGAACCACCCCCTTCACGCAGGCAATACAATCCTACGATGTGAATATCTTTCTTTTCCACATACTTTCCTCCCTGAGCTTCCGCTAACTTTTGAGAATACTCCCCATCTCGGTGAAGTGGTAAATCAATATCTCTTCTGCTTCCGCGTCCCTTATCATCAAATACTCCCACCATGGACATCTCAAGAGGGTACCCCAGGTCCAACATCCCTAGAATAAATTCTTCCAGAGTGCAGGATTCTACATACCAGGAAGCAGGCATAATAAATTTACTACTCATAGTTATTCTCCCATAACTCCCATTTGACCACCTACTGGTTTAATCACCGTCCCACTCAAAATATTATCATCCTTACACTTCATAAGATTATACACTCTTAGAAGTTGCAATCTCAATGCTTCCACAGCAAGATGCCGAGAAGGAAAGTAGGCATGTCCTTTATGATTTCACAATGGGGTTAAGTTCGGTCCACAAAGACATCAACACACCAACTAACTCTCTTACTGCATACTCTCTAGTCTTGAAATACTTGTACCCTGGATTGAAATCCGAATGTGCCACATCACGGAAAAGACAGTAGGGAAGTCTGGAACTTTCCGGAATCTCACCTTGAATCTCACCTCTCTTAAAAGCTGGTTCCTCATGGATCGCAAAACTGAACCATGCCCATTCTACGTCCTTATTCACTGGCTTACCACTTTTCCAGTAGGTCACTCTGTGAGCTGGTTCCTTCTTGTGGTTGTACATCCACCGGAAGGGATAGGCTTCGTCACTACGTCCTTGCTCCTCTAACCAGTCGGCAAATACTCCACATCCAATAATGGAGAGAAGAGCCTCACGACGAAGACTGGCTTCGGTGAACCGCTGTTGAACTTCTTTATGGTTGGAGACAATAGTCATGTTTTACCTTGTATGTCCTTCGTTCTCGTCTCCGCAACCGTACCTTAGCCTTCTTCCTAACCCTCTCTTGATCTCTTGAAAGTTCACCAAAACCAGATCTTTTCTCAACAGCAAGTGCCTCCGTGGACTCCTTAATCTTCTTTCTGTCTCCGTTCATTTCTCACTCTCATGGGACATGGTATTGTCAACATCTCGATAGTTGATATCCAACCGCTCCCTCACCTTATCGTTTTGTAGATAAACTCTTTCTAACAAAGGAGGAGGGATAAGAGCCAGTTGTTTGTCTTCCTCATCATCTTTACCCTCTTCCCGATGAAGGATGTACCCACCATGAAAGTAATGGATAATAGGTTTGATCTTGGTGAAACATCTATCCTCCAACAACTTCACTACTTCTTCGGTAATATTCTGGAAGCCAACCCAACTGTCTGCCTTGGCTAGAACTTTTTCACACGCTTCTGGGACTAACGAATTACACAGTGAGGTCCAATCTTCCTGAGTAAAATTCTTCTCAGAAAAGAAGATGGTGGGGCTGGAAATATCATAATCATGATAGGAAAGCTCATAAAAGTTCATCGGTGCTTATCTCCAAAAAGGAAAGCTAGCAAGAGTGGTCCCCAACTCAGGACACAAAACCCAACCAGGATCATAAACATCACTTCAAGAAATACACGGACTCTGTTTCGATAAGTCATCGATGATTGCCTTATGAATAATGGCTTGTAACTGCTTTATGTAGTGAGCATAGAATACATGATTTGGTAAAACAGACTCGAATAATTCACTCAAAGTATGGGAACAAGAACCACACAATCCTCGATAAGTTCCATGAACTTGCTTGGCATACAAAATAGCCAGGTAGTCAAACTCCAACTCTCTTATTCCCTGTTCCTCCCAATGGTCCAAGAGGACATTGGTTTCCTCGTCTACTAACTGTCTTAGTCTAACAAGGGGAACAATATCCATTGGTGGCTCACATCCCTAATTTCACAGCTTGTCCGCACACACATTGCAGGTAAGGTTTCTTACCCTCTTCTAGTATTAGCTTGACCCTGCCCACCAAGGTAAGAGAGGGAGCATACCGACGATATTCTTCCAGAGCAAGGATCTTCTTACAAGAATTGCACTTGACAAGATAGTGAGAAGTAGGCGGGATAGGAACCATGTTAACCTCGTGGTGATAATTGTTGAAACTTCTCCTCAACCAACTTTGTCAAGGTAACACTCATCCACTGCTGGAGATAAAATTTGTCAATGTCATTCGATACCGGGGAGTTTGTTAGCACCACTGCATTCAACAATGCGTCGGAACAAGTTGAACAAGGACACCATCTAAAGTATCTTCCATAAGACTGTTCTTTACCAAATAGTTCTTTCTTGAGAACACGACCCGTCACTTCCATCACACTTACAACTTCGGAAATGTCCCAACCTGGAAACCCTTCTCCTCCAGATAGTCCATGAGAATATTGGCTTCCTCATTGGCCCACTTCCTCAGTTCCTGTAGTGGGATGAGGAGAATTGTTGGCATTAACATTGTTGTTCGCTTCCTCTTGTAGATGTCGTTTGAGTTCTGCAGTATAGGCTCTCAGGACCACTTCCTCAATCATCTTCCTGGAGTAGGGTGATATGGGATGAGCGATGTCTTCTCGCAGCTTGAGCCTGCCCCACTCATCTACACTTACTCGATGTTCACCCAGCTTGACTCCACACTGATTGCAGAACTTGGCTTGGAGATGGTTCTGAAAGTTACAGTCCTGACAGTGGTCAGTCAGCTTCCTACTTGGCATGGCCACGAACAAACCCTTGGTGCCACTGATAACCTTCAGGTGGTTCACCAGGAAGGTATTGTCAATAATGACACTGGCAAAGGCTTTGAGCTTGTCTTCGTCCTTGATACGGTAAGGGAACAGGATCTTGACTTCTGTGATCTGCATGACTAGGGGTTCCTTGAAATGGTCTACGATGTACCATAAAAAAACTCCATAATAGTGTACCTCACAAAACCCATTAAATCAAGGTAAAAGGTCTCCACGAATCCTTGTTACCCTTTCAATTACTTGGTCAGAGTAGTCATCGTGCAATCCACCAATTTCAAGAATATCATAAATCATGGAACAAAACCCACTCCCAGACTCACACTTACACCTTATTAGATGATTACCAGCTAACTTGGCAAAGCCTACCTCACACAACGCATCGTGAAGAGGTTCCCTTACGGATTCATCTCCTTCACGAAAGGCTCTGGCCATGTCAATCACATGTTGAGGAAGTTTCATGCTTGAATCGTTCCTTGTGGTTTGGATGCATCTGGATCACCATTGATAATCTTATCCCAATCTTCTTTCAATGTTCCCTGTCCCCATTTCCATCTCCACCACTCCAACAAGATGCGTAAGTTGTGTGCCTTAACACAATTCCCACTCTCCTCCAACCAATCACTCAAGGCTTCTCCTGCTGCATGATCTCCACTAAGCCAGGCGAAGAGGAGGGAAGCCGGGACACTTAGCTTTTCCTTGTCTCTTACTTGCTGAGCTTGTTCAGTCACTTCTTCTTTGAGAACCTTCTCATTGGTCTTCAATCGTAACATCTCATGGAGTAAAGAGAATAGGTCTACTACTGTCTCAATCCTGTGAGGTGTGCAAGTGATTTCCCAGCCTTGTTTCTTGTCAGAAGGAAGAAGGTGACCATGAAGGACAATACTTTCGTTGGTATTCTGACAGGTGAAAGTAAACTTGACGTAAGGAGATACAAATCCCAAATGAGATTGGTATTCATCATATTGAGAATTATCCCCCACTTTGATTTCCAGTGTCCCGGTAGAAACGATAGTCTGAGACATGTCAGTGATCCCATTCCATATCATCGATCATTTTGCACAACAATTGCTTCACGAACTCCTTGCCTATTCCCTGACTGTAAACGGCTAGCTTCCCATCTTTATCCAACAGTAACTCCACTCTTCCTGTTCCTGAAGAGACCGTCGACCAATGGATATCCATACCCCCCTTATTCCCTCGACCATCCTCCTTACTCCACGGTCCCCAGAAAGCGTTCACCTCGACCGAAACAATGGTGCGATCCGGATGTTCCAAATCAATCACTCTTCCGGAATCAAAATACTCTTGAAGTTGACTACCCAACTTTACGTTGCCTTTCTCCAAAGCCTCGATCATTTTTTCCCGTGCTTCCTCTTCATTCATACGGATACCATCCTCTTCTTGTACCTTATGTTCCGGGCCATATTCCTATCACACAACTTCCTCCAGCATTCGAAACATAAATGGTGATCTGACATGGAACGTGGAATACCATTCCTAGCATTATGACTTCGCAACTTACCGAACTTACTCACGGCACGAGCAGGACGACCACATTCACAAAGACATTTCATAATTTGACCACCTCCTACTGAATTAATTTCCACTTCCATATCCATATCCATATCCATTTCCATATCCACTTCCATATCCATATCCATATCCATATCCATTTCCATATCCACTTCCATATCCACTTCCATTTCCATATCCACTTCCATTTCCACTTCCATTTCCACTTCCATATCCACTTCCATTTCCACTTCCATATCCATTTCCACTTCCATATCCATTTCCACTTCCATATCCATATCCATATCCATTTCCATATTCATATCCATATCCATATCCATATCCACTTCCATATTCATATCCATATTCATAAAATCCCCACTCAATCAACAAACGAAGAGAGGAAACATCCTCCCCATGCTCCTCTAACCAATCAGCCCAAATCTCAACAGGACACTCAGAATTAAAGCTTGATTCGACCACGAGGCACCTTCCCAAAATATTCGTCGGCACGAAGGATATGAGGCTCTGTCAATACCGAATTTCCAATGTACATCCACTCACAATTATCCGGAGCACCCTCTGTTAAGGTTCCGTAGTCCGTATTCGCTTGCCGGAAGAAGTTAGCATGAGCGACTCTAATCCGTAGAGGATTTTCATGTCTGACATAAAACGCAACAATAGCCCAACCATAGGACATCACGAAAAGGTAGGGAAGCCCAGCTTGGTACAGAACCTTCTCACTACAATGGATGACTTCCTCTTGCATTAGGATGTCTCTCTTCTTAGGCTTGGAACTCATAGATTTATCCCCTCCTCACTTACTCATGAAGTACGCATAAGCATCCACAATAGTGCTTAATTGTTCTGCTTTGGCAGATTCTCCACACTCCTCTAAGTGATCGTGAAGAGCATGAACAGCGGCCTCATCTCCCTCTAACCAGGACATGAAAAGAGAAAGGGTCAAGTCCTTGTCTATCTGAATGGGAGAGCACAACTCCATCCAATCCGTATGAAGTGACGCCAAACTCCCTGGTCCAGAAAAACGAATCGTACACGTCCCTGCACCATCCGGAGGTTCTACCACCACTCCTGTCTTGGTGGGAAAGAAATCTTCTTCAAAGTGATGTTTTGCTAAGGCACTAATCTCAAACCGATCACCTTTCTTGAATGACTTCATTCCCCTTTCCTCCCTTCCGAAAACCATAACAAAGATTCGTAAGCCTTTCTACGATCCTCATCACTAGCCTGCTTTTCCAAATTCACGAAGTAATCAAACTGATGAGGTTCGATCACTTTAACATTCGCTACCTGCTCGAAGTTGGCCAAGAAAATTCTCCAGGCACCCATCCCTGTCATATCTACTTCGTCTCCACGAAGGCACATAGCATAGTGGAGGAGTTGAATTGCACATCGTTCCAACCCAACAGCTTGGATTTTCTTTTCCTTTTCCAACTCTGACAAAACATTGCTTTCATCACTCATGGTTGTTCCACCCCATACCTTAACAACAAGTTCGTCAACGCTTTTACCAGCATCATGGCCGTGAAGTCTGCCGCTTCTCTCTCATCGTGGTCCAATCCAACCTGGAAGTATTGCACTCCCACATTGAAGTAAACACGGTAAGAACCATCGTAAGGGACATGATGTATAAAGACATACTCCCCATAGTAAGTCACTTCTTCTTCGGGGAAGGATTCAAACGACATCATTTCTCCTTCTTCAATTCCAGGATACGCACATCCAACTCCCTGATCTTGTAACGAGAGTAACGATCAATCCCCAGGATAAGGACCAGAGAAGTCGCTACCAGGAAAGTCAAGGTCAGGAAATACATCGCTATCTTGGTATCCCGATCCTGCCTAGTTAACCAGATCCTTGAGATAGTCTGCTAAGGGATCCAAAGCAGTGAGATCACCTTCCATCACGGCAAGGAATAACGAAGCTATGATCTGTGGATCATAGAAAAGAGTAGTATCCTCATCCTTTTCATAGGGGTTCCAATCCACAAGATGAATTTCACTCTTGTCAATTCGCATCACCTTTTTGAAGGTAATACTCTTTTCCGTGAACTCCTTATCGTGATTCCCTACATCAGCGAACACTTGCATACTCCCAATGGCTTTCCTGAGTGTAAGTTCTTCCCACCTTTCAATACCATCTTGTACTCTTCCTTCACAGTAGAACTTACCATCCAAACACTTAATGATGGTGTACATCATTTATTCTCCTCACTCTTATTCCACTCAAATGAGATAGGGCAGAATCCATAATCGTCCTGGCTATGTTTCCGATACTCATAATGGGCAAATCCTCTCGCTACTGCCTCCTTCCGCATCCTGTCTCTACCTTCCCGGATCCCATCTTCATAACCTGATCGATAGCTGAATTTGTGGATCATCGTTACAATGATGAGAAACAAGAAACCACAAAGAACAGTTACGTTAATCACCCTACCTCGTTCCATTACTTCTTCTCCTCCCATCTAATGGATTAACTATCTCCAAAAAATATCCTGCTCGGTGATTTCACGTAGGAGAGGATGGTTTCCTGTAGTGGGATCGATACACACTCTACAATCAGGTTTGAAATCATGGAATCTAAAATCATCATTGTGCCACATGATCATACAACTACAGATAGGACAAATCCCACTATGGGATTTAAGATCTTCAAACCCAGGACGCCAATCATCTTCCCTTTCCATCACTTGACCTCCCTCCTCTCCTGTTGGAGTTGCCTTAACTCCTGCTTCTTGTAATCAAAATACTTATCGGTGAAGTTGCAAATGGCAGCAACCATCATCAGCACCACTACTGCCAGGAAGAACGCCAACAAACCCTTGAATTGGTAATCCTGCTTGTCAAACCACTCCAGGAAGTCTTTCATGGTTTCCCCCTAAAGATAGTATTAAGAAGGGAACGTGAGAGGAGAAAGGTCTTCTAACTGTCTGCCAAAGTGAACACAGGCACGGGAAAGAGCTAAATTGGCACGAACTGCATCATCAAATACTTTGATATGTCCATTGTCGTTCTGATCTTGATTAATGGGAATGTACCTGAAAATTTCACCAGGAATTTGTTCTTGACCCAGAACCACAACATGAGCATAAACATGAGGAAGTTTATCTGCATTTAACCAATGATGCCTCATCAACTCAGTATGGGGAGTGGTCCTCTTATCACTCAACGTGATTTGAGTAATAGGATGGTGTGAGAACAACCATCTTGAGTAGCGTTGAAAGTTCTCACAAGACAGAGTGATGGAATCAATGAAACCATGTTTGGTTTCAATCTTACAAGGGAAGGGTGGGAAAATTGAGTTGGTTAAACGTATCAGATAAGCATGGTAATCTGACAAAGAAGGATGAAAAACCGCATCAGACTTGTCATAAACATTGAACCATATACCAGTGTGACTGTCATACTTCCCACACCATGTTCTCTCTTCCCGCATGAAGCAGGCCCACTCACTGTCCCCATTCTCCTCAAGGTAGTCCGAATAGACTAACCGCAAGTCAATGTCAAATGGATTCTCCAGGATGGCTCGATGCAGTTGTTGTCCTGTGGTGATGTTAGTCCCCATATTCTTAGTATTAGATAACCATGTTCCGGGAAATCCTCACCAGATCATAGAGGTGCTTGTTGGGAGGTTTCTGTTCCGGAGTTACATGGACATCTTGGTTAAACAGGTGAATAGCAGAACTTCTATTCAAGTGCAAGCTATCACATATTCCCAAGGCCAAACTAAAAGCTCTTCTATCTTCTCCCCCTTCATCACAAAGGATGAGGACTTGCCACATGGGATCTCGCTTCTTCGTGATAGTAGACCATAACTTCTTCCCGTGATCTACCGTCATTTTCACCTCGTCCACCATAAGATCGTTATACTCTGGAAGAGGGATATTCCACTTTTCCTGATACTCGGAAGGATCAATATCCCCAAAGGTGAAGTTCACTCCCTCTAGCAACTTGCTCAAACCATGAGGAGGTAAGGCTCCATTGACATCAGGGCTTGGATCATACAGACAGAAAAGTAAGGTAGGATGGTCGTGAATTTCCACACCCATAAGTTCCTGACGTGAACAACATACAATCTTCTGGAGGGGCTTTCCTCGTTCCAATCCAAACTTGACAATACGAAGAGCGTGGGTGATTCTACCTGACCTGCCCGTGAGGATGTTGAAGGCTCCTGAAACTGAGTCTACGATGTCTTTATAACGACCTAAACGATTACTACTCGCATCTGGTTTGAAAGCTACATGCTCCGCGATAAAACCTTCTACATCCCAGTCTGCTCTCCCCGTTCCTGCACTCTCTCCATTATCTACGACCCATACATTTCCACTTGCTAATTGCGATGCCCAGGGTTCTGCACGGGTGTCCTTCTTTCCTGTTACTCTGTCCTCAAACACACGGAAGCCTGCTAGATGTCTTGCAATAGCTCTCCAGGCATCACGACCTGAAGAACCACCTTCCGCTTCTATCCATATCGTAGGTTCGTTCTTAGGACCATACCTAGTTCTATCCCTCAGTGCTGTAGCTCGCATAATGTCATTTCGCTCATCTGGCTCCCATTGTCCATGCACCACATGCTCCACATACCACTTACCTTGCTCGTCTCGTGCCAGCAGGGTTCCTGCCGTGAAACAACCTTTACCCTCCAGGGAAGCTGCGGTCGAAGCTCTATCCCAGTAACGAACCCTTTGTGCATTGAAAGGTGCTGCTTTAACCCGTTGGGAGAACCATTGGGGACGGAACATACTCCCTTCTCGAGCATATGGTTTCTGGAGGAATTGAGTATCGTAGTATAACTTTCCCTTGGACAAGTAGTTGTTGAGAACTCTTTGGCTTAAACGGATGGGATCCATTAACCCATTGACATAGAACTTCCTTAGCTCAACAGGTTTCACTTCATCCGTTAGCTCAGCGGGAAGACAAAGATGTCGAACAGGATAGGCTCCCTCCTTGAGTGATCCTTTCAACATCACTTCAGTAGGATCTCCTAGACCTAGTCTTTGCATCACCAAAATGATAGGAGTAATGGACTTGTCCACCATACGGGAAGGGAGGATTTCTTCAATGAATTGCTTGGCTACTTTTAGCCTGACATCCGAAAGAACACCCTTGGGATCTAAAGCATCATCTACCAGGCAGAAGTGACCATGAAATCCTAACGGTGATACTCCACTCACCGTACAAATCTTCCTCTCTCCTCCACACGTATTGCGATAGTGACCCTTGGAGTCTGTATCTTCTCTTAGTTCAATCTCTGGAAATAACTTTCGATACAGTTCACTTCTTACTACGTCTCGTGCTTTGGATGAAAGGTCTAACACAAGGTCAGAAGTGTGAGAGGCAATCAAGTGTCGTGCATCTGGCATCCTGGTCCACGTCCACGGTCCTGAAAAGAGGATACTGATGAGACTGCTCTTAGAAGTGCCAGGACTAATATTGATCACGAGATCGTGATCCTTGGCTTGACCTTTGAATACCCTTTCAGCTATCTCCTGAAGTTCGTTACAAATTACTTCAAGGTGCCAGTTCCATACCAACTTACCCGTACCAGGAATCGTGGACCAGAACATCCTTACGAAATAGGCAAAGCTCTGGCGGCACAAATCAGCTGCCAGAGCTTCATAAGACAGTGGGATGGAGGGATGGGGACTGCTCACGGGATGGGATCAGTGTGACCATTGGTTTCGTGCAGATCCATGATCTTAGGTGGTGGCACTTCACTTGGAGTAGGAGTGAAAGGAATCGTCATGGGTTGCTCCACTTCTAGTAAAGGAGCTTCTCCACGAGCTTTCCTCATAGCTTCAAAAATTTGAATTTTCACTTCTAACGGAAGTTGGAGTTGATTAAGGTCTAGATACACTACTGTCGAAGGTTGGACTTGAGAAGTCTCTTTAGGAGGAG